AAGGACTTTTACAAATTTAATCGCCTAAAGATTAGATGTTTAACAGCATAAATTCAATTTTTGTCATCTACTGAATATTAATACACAACCTTGCCTATATGGCCGACCCTGGCGCCTCCGTCAATCATGATACGGAACCCGAGGGACTTCGCGATGTTGCAGAACCACAGGTCCTCCGAGATGACCGGCTCGTGGCAATACACAAACGGCCTCCCGCCCGGTGCGGCCTCCACGCAAGCCTCGACCACGTCGCGCCTTATCAGCAGGCAGGCCGCGCCCACGCCGTCAGCCTCGAACACTCCCTCCGGGATCTCCGACTCCCTGTAAAACACAGTCTCGCCCTCCTCGTCGACACGGCAGACCGCCGACAGCTTGTCATCTCCCGGCATCTTCCGGAAGCACACGCCCGAGGCCATGCTCGCGTCCATTCCAAGCAGTCTCTCCAGGGTGTCCCCGGGGATGGCCATGTCAGCGTCAACGAACCACAGGTAGCCCGCGTCCGACTCCAGGAACATCCTCGCGGCCTCGTTCCGCGCCATCTCGCATGAATAACCGGTCACAAAACGCACGTCAAGCGCGCACCACTCCCGGCATCTCATCGCCACGCCGAAAAGCGTCTCCATGCACAGCGGCTCCGGGAACCCCGAGCATACCACCGCCGCCATCACTTTTAAGTCTCTTTTTTCCATTGCTATAATATCATATCCTTGTAACGGTGCAGCGGAACGTTGCCTTGACCATTATTTCCCCTACGGAGACCCTTACAGGGTTCCCCGCCTTGTCGGGGGAAGAAGTGCCGGCCCAGTCTGTCGCCACGCCATTCATGTTATACTTTCTCCATGTGTAGACGAACTGCCTCTCAGACTCGGCAGTCTCGGGGCCTTCCACCACTGCGCCTCCCTTCAGCACCCTGGCATAAAGGTCAGTCGACCCCTCGCCGTTCTTGATCTTATCCCCGGTCAGAGTGTAGACCTCCACGACATATGCGTCTTCCCCTTTCTCTCCCTTGATGTTGACAGCCGCCGGGTTGAGCGTGCTTGCCGACTCAGCCCACGACAGCGTGCCGTCGGCTGACACAGTGGGTCGCCATGTCTTACCGTCGGCCCCCTGTGGTCCCTGCGGCCCTTGCGCCCCGTTCTTTCCCTGATAAGCCTTGGTTTTGGTCTCGGTCTTCTTGCCGTCGGAATATGTCACGACGGTCTTAGTCCACAGCCACTGCCCGGCTGTGACACCGGGCATGGCGGCGCGCCACGACTCAGGCTCCACAGCGCCTGACGAGGACACGCCATATGTCACCTCCGTGCTTTTTACTGTCACCGAGGTGCCGTCCTTGGGGGCTTTCCTTATTACCACTGATGCCTGAGCCTTTGCCATAGCTTATGATTTTATATATGCCTTCAAGTCTGCCATTGATATTCTCTTAATGTCGCCCCCCACCTCTATGAGGACAGTCGCCCCTGAAAGAGAGGCCGAGGTGGCCATGCCTACTTTTGCAAGATCTATCGGTATTGCCATTTCTGTAATATTTTTGTGTTGTTGATTAATTGTTTCACCATGTAGCGTCAGCCACTATCAGCACCTGCCCGTCGTTCTTGTCGAGCTGGGCGGAGGTGACGGCTATTGTGTTGGTGTTCGACACCGCTATGTCAACAGCAGGGGCGAGGCTCTCCACCTGCAGCGGGGTAAGCTTCCACGCGGGGGTCACGCCTGTCGCCTCCGTCTCGCCCTGTATGAGCCGGGCTGTCACCGTGGCCGTGGCACCGTCGGCCACGTTCGCGCCGATGTCAGACCTGAGGTCTATCATGAACTCGTCCTCAACATCGGTGACATACGCGGCGGCCTGCTCCCACACCTCATCGCTTCCGTTAAGCGTGTAGAGGCCGCTATGGAACTTGGCTATGATCAGGCATGAGCCGTTGACAAGGGCGCGGCTCACCGTAAGCTCCATGGCCTTGGTGTATGTGGCCGAAGCCTTGGTCGTGGCCCCGGCCACCGTTATCTCCGGAAGACTGTAGGGCTTGCTGTAGAGGATGTTCGACCTGTCAACATTCCCCCTGTACCATGTCACGTTCTCGTTCCCGAGCTGTATCTCCTCCGTGCCTTTGTAGAGGCGGGCGGTCAGTTTCACGGTGTTTCCGAACTCGCCGCCTATGAACGCCTCCTGCGGGGTGATGAACCCTTTATAGACGTTCTGCCCGGTCTCGGTTATCATGATGTCTGCCGTGCGCTCAACCTTGACATTGCTTCTGCCGTTGAGCGTGGCCTCGCCGCGATAGGTTATCATGTCGCTGTCGGTGTTCTGCGACGAGGCGAGGTTGTCGCGTATCACAAGGCTCTTCTTGTCAGCCGCGAGCTTGAACTGAGGATAGTTGGTGCATGTGCCGTCAGCGGCGAACACGAGCCTGACGTTGTTGTAGAGCCATTCGTGGCCGCTCAGCGGACATGGCGCGCCGTCGGCGTTCGTCACGGGCTCTATTGTCACCGGGCTGGCCTTCCAGTCGGGGGCGACGGAGCCGTCGTCGCTCGAGACTATCTGGAACAGCCCTGTGCTGCCCCCGGCGTTGGTTATCCTGAACATCGTGGAGAGCGTCGATCCGTCGCTCACGCGCCTAAGTGTTATGCCGGCCTGCGCCTTATGCTGGGAGGCCCCGGCGAATGTCTGTCCTGCCATGTCTATATTATTGTTTTATTTCCGTTGATGAATGCCTTGGCCTCCGCAAGGGAGGCATCCTCCGCCCCGAGGGCTTTCACCCTGTCGGCGTAAGACCCCGAGAGCCTGTCGGAGCAGGACACCTCTTTCTCTGAAAGAACCATCCTGCCGTCGCGCCGGGCGTGCCACATGGGGTCGAAGCCAAAGGCCGCGCCCGCGCTTATGTCTGTTATTGCGTATCTCATGTTGTCAGCAGTTGATTATTACCGGCTTGCCGCCGACTGTAAAATATTTGCCGCTTTTGTCAACGGCCACCTTGAACGCGCCTTTCACCTCCGCGTCGGCCTCAAGCTCCATGGAGGTGCTCGAAGCCGTGAAGCCCATGTCGGCGAGACGCGCGCGGTGCGTCACACCCTGCCCAAGGAGCCTCTTCGCGCCTCCGTCTACCTTTGCGCCCCATGTCACCCTCACAAGCCTGTCGGGGCTGGCCACCACGTTGCCGCGCGTCCTGACCACAAGCCGGTCGGTGCGCATCGTGTGCCCGGCGGCTATCCCGCCGTTGTTGAGCATCTCGTAGGCGAGGGTCGGCGTGGAACGCCTCAGCCGCACGTTGAAAACTCCGGCGGCCTTCCCCCCGGCTATCGCGCTGACCCTGTATGTCGCGGTGTCTATAAGGCGCATGTCGAACGTGACCTTGCCGCTCTCTATGGCGTATTCCAGCGGAAGCGGGTCGGCCACGGCGTTGCCGTCAGCGTCAACCTTCTCCACCTTTATAGTGAAGTCCGCCGGGTCTAAGGTTCTTGCGCCTCTCTTGACATAGACAGGGTATTCCAGGAGATAGCACCCCCACTGCGCGGGGGCCGCCTCCCCTGCCGCGAGCCCCCCGTTCCCCTTGCGCCAGTCGTAGTCGTCAAGAGTGTCGGCGGCAGGGTTGTAGGTGAAAGCCCTCGGCGTGGGCGTGCCCACCTCCCATGTCGTGTCGCTTTTCCCCACGCATTTAAGCGTGGCCTGCTCGCTCTGGGCGGTGATGTTTTTAGAGAGCCGGGTGTCGGCCACGGTGATTGCCGCGTCTATCACGGCCACCTCGCCGCTCGTAAGGTCTTTGTAAATCACGAGCGTGCCTTTCGGCCTGCCGGCAGCGTCTGAGGCGTTAGCCACCGTGAAGTCCTCCCCCTGCCTCCACGCCTCGGCTATGGGGGAGCCGTTGACCCTCCACGTCACGCTTGCCGGCGTGATGTCTTTCGAGGGGTCTACTGAGCCGTCGCCCGCCGCGCCCCTGACTCGAGGCACAAGGAAGGTGGGCGCGACTCCTCGCGACGGGGAGACCTCCCCCGTTGAAAGGTCGTGCTTCTGGTCAAGCCCCGTGCCCTGCACCTCGATCGATATGGAAAGCGACATGGGTTCGTAGACCCTGCTGACCCTGTGTGTTGTTATCGTAGCCATATGTAGTAGATGTTTTGTTGTTTATGCTATCTCTATCGCCTCTCGCGCTGTGAGGGGGCGCCCGTCGGGGCCTGAGCCTATGGAAGCCTCGAAAAGGAACGTCACCTTGCCGGAGGGGCCTATGTCATCGTATCTCAGCGTTATGACCCCGGCAAACCCGGCGTTCTCTATGCCCCAGGCCGCGTCCGCGCTCGCGTCGCCGCTGTCGCGCGTGGCTTTCCATGACTCCACCTGCCCTGTGACATCCTCGCCCATGAACCACACGGTGCATTCCACGTCGAGCGTGTCGCCGGGCCTCATGCCGGTGTCGCCGCCGTAGCTGAGCCTCATCTGAAGACCGCACATGGCCGATGCCAGCTGGCCTACCGAGATGCGGAGGTTCTGCCCGAACAGCGTCACCGGGATCTGCATATCCCCGTCAAGGCGGAACGCCTTTGTAAGCTCTGAAATCTTCATGACTCGCCTTTCTTGATTTTAAAAAATGTTTCAATATCCCACACCAGCTCCTCGTCGCCGTTGTTATCTACAACCTTGACATATTTGCCGTTCTGTTTTTTTTCGACATGATACTCCACGCCGAGCGTGCACCTCATGCACACGCCTTCCCCGGAGGCGAGCAGGAAGGTGTTGCGCGACGTCCCCTGGAAATCGCTCATCTCCCCTCCCGTCACGCCAAAGGGCGTGACGCCGCGCCAGCAGGTGCTGAACGCTATGTCCACGTCAGAGGCGTTGTATATCACCCCCGTCACCCCGGCGTACATGCGAGCCCTGGAGATTTCAGTTTCATTTGTTAGGAGTTTCATGTCAGGCATAAACATGGCCACACCCCTGTCAAGCCCCTCGAGCCAGACAGAGCCGCCGGTCTTGCGCCAGTCGAGCGCCCGTGTGTCCCAAGGGTCGTCAGGGTAGAGCAGATAGCTTTTAAGATTGCTCTCGGTGATCCGTGTCAGCTTCTGACGCGCATAGCCGTAGAACTCTATGTCGTGGGCAACCACCTTGCCGGTCTTGAAGTCAACCGAAAAGTTGGGCGTGAACCCCTTGCCGAACGACTCGTAGTTCTCCGCATAATTCCCGCTGTCGTCTACCCCCTGCTGCGAGAGCATCCAGTCGCCGCTGAACACCGCCGAGCCTATCTTGCCGAACTCAGACATGATGATGTCGGCGAAGACGCTGCTGAACCTGTCCATCCGCTCCCAGTGGCCGCCGTTGTTAACAGCGTCCTCGTGAGGGGTCTTCCACTCTATGCCGGGGTCGCCGGCATAGTACACCGCCCCGGGGAGGAGTACGTAATACTGCCCCATGCCCATGCCGTCAACGCCGTCCATGACAACAGGCGTGGCCTTTCCCGATGCCCTGTATGTCACAAGCGGGTCGAACTTCCCGCACGGGTACGGCATCAGCCCTGTCTTGCCGGGCGCACCATCCGCGCCTTTCTCGCCGTCCCTGCCGGTCATGCGCACAGGCACGCTCCAGAGGCCGTCCATGGAGCCGTCCGGGAAGACGGTGGCCTGTATCATCCACAGGGAGTCGCGAGGTCCCACCTCCGGCATTGCCGCCTCCCAGCCATGAGGCTCACGCACGGCGCGCTCCGCCTCTGTCATGGCGGGGTCTGCTCCGTTATACCCCACAAGGCGGAACCTTTGCTCCGCATGGGAGCCGTCCTTCCCGTCAGAGCCGTCGCGCCCGGGGTCGCCCTTCTCCCCTTTCGCCCCCTGCCCGCCGTCCGCGCCGTCGCGCACAACCGGGACCATCACCTTGGTCAGGGCCTGGGAAGAGCCGGCCTCCCTCAGCTCAAGTGTGATGTAGTCGCCCACCTCAAGCCACGGGACATTGTTGCCCCCCATGTCGAGGGTGCCCCCCTCCTCGAGCTCAAGGCTCAGGCCGTCCTCGCCGCTCACCGTGTCGCCCTCCCTTACCCAGAACTCGCCGTAGGTCTCGCCGTCGAGGGTGAATACAAGTGTCTTCCCCTCGGTGTCAAGCGTCTCGGGGGTGCTGAACTCGGCAACGCCCGCGCCGGTGTTCTTGGTCACGGTGCATTCAAGGAGGTTCGTGGAGTGGCCCCCGGCGCGGATGTAGATCACGTTCGCGCTCGGCCTTATGTCCCACACCGAGAAATCATTCCCGCTTATCCTTGCCCACGATTTTGACGCGTCGGAGGGAGGGTCGCAGTCGGCGGTCTCCACGCAGCACTGCCACATTCCGCCGCCGTGGCTCACGATGTCGCAGATGTCGTCGGTCATGTGGTACCCCTCGCCGGAGGCCTGCGCCGCGTCCCATTCGCCACGGAAGTTGGGGGTGCGCACCCTCACGCCGTTGTAGCCTATGCGTATGAGGTCCTGGACCACGATGCCGCGTGCATACAGGTAAGGCTGGCCGGGGTTTATAAGCTTGGCGGTCTCCTCGTCGAGAAGCCCCTCGGGGATCTGGCCGAGAACCGTGCCGTAGTTCCCCTCGCGGAGAACAGGCGAGTCCACGCCCATAAGCTCCACAATGTTCCCCTGGTCGCAGCTTATGAAGAAGCTCTGCTGGCGGGTGTTTATCCACCTGCCCCCCTTCTCGATAATGAACGATGCGTAGTCGGGGTTGGCGTGAGCCTCCGCCGACGGGGAAATGACATTGCCCCACCGCGTGATTACCATCTCTTGGGTGAGAGCGAGGTTATGGCCGGAGGGGACGTCGCCGTCGCCGTAAGGCACAAGCGTGAGGGTGTTGTCCGCGCGGTTCACCGACACGACCCGCGCCCATGCCTTGCCGTGCTCTTTCGACTCCTTGTTGTCAAGGTCGTTGACGCACCCATAAACGATGTCGCCGGGCTGGAACGCCGTGAAGTCGCCGTCCCATCGCTTGCGCATCGTGGCCGTCAGAGTGCCGCCGGCATCTTCCGAGACTCTCTCAATCGTGCCAACGTCGGCAAACGAGAACTCCCCCTCCTGCGCGTTAAGCCTGTTGTAGATAAGCTCGAACACCTTCATGTAGGAGCGCACGACTATGCTCTCGACCTCGGCGTCGCCCGCCGGGCCTATCCCCGCGCCCTTGCCGTTGATAAAGCCGGACACAAACTCCCCGAAGTGCATCCTGTCCTCCGCTTTCAGAAGCCCCCCGACCGAAAGGCCGTAGGGAGTCCGGTCGGAATATCTTTTGCTCAGGAAGTCAAGAGAGTTCTGAACCTTTACCTTTTCTCCGGTGTGGGTCAGTCCTTCGACCTTGCTTTCAAGGGTCTTCAGGCGTGACACAGAGACCTTCTCGCCACAGATGTAGGTGACGTTGGAGTATTCGATGTCAAGGTCATGCTCAAAGCCGATGATGCGCGACTTGCGCCCTGTGTCTCCGGCAACGAAATGGAGGTTGACCACGGAGCCGAGGCGGGGCGTGTTGCCCTCTTCAGCCTGTTCCTTGCACCAGTCCCACATCATGGGGCATGTGTAGGCCTGCTTGTCCTTGCGGTATTCTTCAATCAGCTTATTGCCCTCGGTCAAAAGTTCCTGCTCGGCTTCGGCAAGGAGTCCGAGGTCTTCCATCTTGGTTGAGTCCCAGCCGTAGAGCGAGAACTTGTCGCCGATTTCCGGATGCAACACACCGTCCGGCAATTCGCGCCCGTAGTCCTCATTGACCACAATCTCAAGCATCTGCGCTTCGGGATTGAAAGATCCATCGTCTTTCTTCTCACCTGCTCCGAGAGGGTTGAATTTCACGGCGAAGTCCATGCCATTGAGATTGCCGCTCTCAAATACAATGTGAAGCTCCTCGTCAGGAAGGATGTAGTCTTTGCTGAAATGGAATGCCGTGCCGTACTTTACCCGATAGAATGTCTGCGTGGCGCCGTCCTGAGCGGTTGATTCGTAGGTCTCGACATCGGCGACAGAAAGAGCCGTGCGCGGATAAACGCTGTCAAGCACGACTTCTTCCTCTACAATCTCATCCTCAGGTATGTCGGGGGATGTCTGTAGATATGGCGTACCTTCGGGCAGCATGAGCCTTTTGACAACCACGGCATCAACCACATCGGATGATTCCTGCGTGCGGTAGTTCGGAGGCAGGTTGCGTGTGGAGCCGAAAACGACAAGGCGGTTGGCCGGGGTTGTCTTGGCATCGGACGTGATGGGAGCCACGTTCTCCCCTACCGTGAAATCATACTCCCCTATAGCGTTGCATTTCCCGAAATGGATAGCATTGCCGACAACCCACCATTCGCATTCGTAAGCGTCCGCGATTGCCTGTATGCCGCCAAGGATAGACATGTTGGCATAGCTTATATACTTCGCCTCGGTCGAAAAGCCTTCATCGGTATCTACACGGAACGGAGAGCCGTCATAGGTGAATCCGAGAGCATTCAGGGCGCGGAGAATCACGGAAGCGTGAACGTCAATGGTGGCGGTCAGCTTGAAAGATGTCTCCTTTGGCGCGTTGGTCACACCGGGCATGACATAGAAAAGCAGCCGGTTCGCCCATAGCCAATAGTAGGCATCGAACTTCAGTTCATAGTCATACCCTCCCGTGATGGCGTTGTACTTTCCCTGCTGCTCCTTGGTGATGTAAAAGTCTCCTATGCGTGTGCCGACCGGGAAACGCATCTTGGCCTTGTCTGAGAACTTGACCGTGATGGAATCCTCGTTCATCAGTTGCACACGTCTGCGGCACCCGATGTTGACGGGTGTCGTATAAAGCAGGGCGTTGGCTCCGGAGTATATCTTCAGCGGGTTAGTCATTGTCGTGTGCGGTTCTGTCCTTGGGGTTGGGTTCGGTCACTTTCAGCGAGAGGGTCGCCATGCTGCGCCTGAACTGGGTGTATTGTGTGCATGAGTTGTAATCGAAGTGATATACCACGGTCGGACGGTCTGAGAGATACATGTCGATGACCCCTTTCTCCAATTCGGCACAGAAGGCTTCATGGCGTGCGTAGAACTGAGCCTCGCTGTCCGCTATCATCTGGATTTCAAGGTTCAGTTCACGCGCCGCCACTTTGGGATTGGAGTTGTCTGTGCGTCTGCCGTGCTCCAGGCGCGACTCATTGGAGACACGCTCTTTCAGCGAGACCGGGGCAAGCAAGGCAGAAAGGGTGTTTACCGTGGTCAGGACCCCCCACTCTGTCTTTGCGTTCTTGCCGTTGATATAAATTGTAGGACTGCTCATGGCCTTATTTTTCTATCGTTACTTTGGCTGTGCCGTCGTTCAATTCAACAATATTGCCACATATCTCTGTTGCCGTGACCACTGCATAGCAGGAAGTCTTGACTGTTATGGATGCACCGTGCATGGCAATGGGCTTATATATGGCATCCGGCTTATCTGCCTTGACGGTGAGCGCGGTATTGCCAGCCGCAATGACATTGTGGCTGTGTGTCAATACATAACCTTTGTCAATATAGACTCCGGGGATGGCGTTCAATTCCTCCATATGCTCTCTCAGAAATTCAAGCGTCGGGAATCCGGTCTTGATGCAGAACTCCCTGCCCTGTGGCGTGAACATCATGCGGATTGCCGATTCAAGCGAATCGACATTATCTTTCAGGTCGCATGCACCGAGTCCGTTCAAATATCGTCTAAGCTCTTCCATGATCACAAGTCTTTTACTGCCGATTTCATCTCTGCCACATCGGATGAAATGCTTGCAAGAAGTTTTGAATATTTCGCTATGTCCTCAAGATAACCCGTCGAAAGGAACATCATGTCCTTGATGGCAAGCAGGGTCTCGTTGTCACAGTTTCCTGTCACGGTCATTGACAGGCCGGACATGGAGCGGAGCGTCACAAGTATCTCCCTCGCTATGGCGTTGCCGTCGGAGACAAGCACGTTGTTCGTGGCCTCCAGCTCCACCATGGCGGTGAATCGTCCGTTCAATTCATCCCCTGTCTCCTGGTTCATGTTCCACGCGCTTCCGGATGATGCCTGCTGCGAGTATGCACCGCCGCCGACAATGGCATTGATGGCGTTCCGGTCGGCTATGCCCTGCTGAACTATGGCGTCGTACTGTTGACGGAGGGCATCGCGTTCAGAATCCGTGAGGGTTTGGTCATCCATCGCCTCGGCAAACTTGCCATACCACTCTTTGAGCATCTTGTCATACTTACTATCCATCAAGCCGTTGATAAGGGCATTGCGCACCATGTCAGTCCAATTCTCGGTGAAATCCTCGGTGGTGGATGTCATGTCGGACAGCAACGACTTGAAGTTGTCGCGGACGGAATCAAAGCTTATATCTGTCAGTTCCTCGCGTAGCTCGTCAAGGTCTTTGTAGCGTTCCTGAATCTTCTTGTACTGCTCCTCTCCGGTGGCGGCTAGAGCATCCATCTGCGCTTTTATAGTGTCAAGATTGGCAAGTTCCGCATCTGTCAGTATGCCGTCTTCCATCGCCTTTGCAAGCGTGTCATAGAATCTTTGGGCGGCGGGCTGGATGTTCTTTTTGAGCAGTTCGGTGAGCGCGCCGGATATGATGGACTTGACCGCTGCCATTGACTTCTGCGCCGCGTCCGTGCCATCGTCACATGCCTCGGCATAGAGGGATGCAAACTCATCAATTGCCGATTTGATGTCAGTGCCAATGATTGCTTCCTTGGCTTTCCCGGCATTCTCTTCAAGCAGTTCGTTGATCTCTTCGAGACGTTCCTGATACTCCTTGATCTTGTCATCATCGGTTTTCTTCTTCGCCTCTTCCTCAGCCATCTGCTGACGGATGAGTGCCTGCTGCTGTCTGAGAAGTGTATTCTGCTGGTTGATGAGTCTGGATGCGTCCGTGGAATAAGCCTTATCGGCAGCTTTCCCCACCTTTTCATATGACTTGCCGAGAGCGTCAATCTGTTCCTGAAGACGCTCGATGTTTTTCTGATGCTTGATGTCTCCTGCCATGAAGAGCTTGGTGGTCCACTTCATAACCTCTCCGGCGGCTGCGGCTATACCTCCAACAAGACCACCCTGGGCGAAACCGGAAGCGACGTTCTGCACGCTCCCCATGGCTTCACCGAGTGTTCCGAGTGCTTTTCCGAGTCCTCCGGCTCCCATGGCGTCAGCCATCTCGGATGCCTGGGATGCGAAATTGCCGATAAGACCAGCCGCCGATGCCACCGACTCGCAGATGGCATTGAATTTCTCTTCACCGTCAAGATTGTCAAGCGTCTCCTTGAGGTGGGTAAAGTTGCCGTCCCATGTTTTGGATGCTTTTTCAAGTTCGGCAGCCTCACTATTGAGCTTCAGAAGTTCAAGGAGTGCCGAATGAAGAGCGGATGCGAACTTATTGCCGGAAGCTGATGCCACCGCCACTTTATCGGCTATCTGCTGAACCTTGGAGGGGTCGGCAAGGTCTTCATCGGATATGCCGTACCCTGCTGCCTTTGCCTGTATCTTCACGGCCCCTTTCTGAGCCTCGGTGCGCATTGAAAGCTCGTTCTGTCTGCGGGTCAGCTCAAGACCGATCTGAGCCTCATCGTTTATCTGCTTCTGAATGGCAAGACGCCTGGTGAAGTATTCCGGCACCATTGATCCGAATGCGGAGAAGGTGTTCTCGACATCTGCCATTCGGAGGTTGTTGAGAGCTTCCTCATATTTCTCAATCTTCTCCGGGTCGAAGGTGGCAACAACCTTTTCCCGGTACTTCTCCATGTCCTCGATAAGACGGGAGACGGTCTGCTGTGAAAGATTGGATATGTCTCCGAATGCAAGGGCGATTTCCCCGCTGTCTATCCACTGCTGGTAGTCGAGATCGGAAAGAGCCTTCGTTTTCTGAGCCTCCAGCATCATGCGGTCTCCGGCGTTGGCGGCTGCGGCTATGCGCGTGTCATAGTCAGTCGCTATCGCCTCGCGCTTCTGCTGATAGGTGCCGAACTCCTGAAGGTAGGCGTTGAATGACTCCTTCGCAGATTGGAGGCGGTCGGCATCGGCTTTCTGCTGTGCCTTTGTCAGGTCTTCCTGTAGCGCGACATATCTCGCCTTGACAGCATCCATCGCGCTCTGGTCTATATCAGAGTCGCGGAATGTCTTCTTGGCGTATTTCTTGTCGGCAGCGGCTAGCATATTCTGCTCGGCATCGAAAACCGCCATCTGCCGGCTTAACTCGGCTTCCAAATCATCGGCAAGACGGCGCTGGAGATTGGTTTTCTCCTTGTCAAAGTCAAGATTCTGCTGGGCGAGAACCTTTGCCTCACCCTCTTGCATGAGGTTGATGCGGCTCTGCCAACGCTCATATTCATAATCCTGCTCGATGCGAAGGCGTTCCTCAGCCTGTTTGCGGAGGATGTCGGCAAGTTTCCCGGCTGCATTCTCCTCCTTGGCTACGAGCTGGGCGGCAGTGGGACCGGGCTTATTCTTTGACCCATCGTTGAAAGATTCAAGACGCTTGTTATATTCAGATATTTCTTGGCGTATTTTGTCTCCTTCCTTACCTGCAGCTGCAATATATGTCAAAGTTTCAAGGCGAGTAACGGCATCTTTCTTTTTGGCCTCCCAATATGATTTATTTTGAACATCTGTTTCCCCTTCTGAGTTTTTTTCTTTTTGGGAAGATGATGACATTTCAAACCTTTCTTCAGCTTCTTTTAAGATTTTATCATAATTCTCCCTTTCTTTCTGTGCCTGTGCAAGAAGTCTGGTGAAGTTACCGGCTCTGCCAAAGAATCCATCTTTTGTGTTCATATTCATTAGGAATTCTTTATTGGCAGTAGCTTTCCCTTCGACAAGAGCAATAATATCATTTTCGTGTTTGGCTGCAAACTCTTTACCATAGCGTTTCTCAACCATACGGAGAGCCTGATACCTATAATCTCCCATCTTATTTGCATGAGACTCTCCTTCTGACTGTATAAATGACTCCATGGTTCTCGCTCTCGCCGCTTTTTCAGCTTCCTCTTTTACTAATGTATACGCCTTTGCTACATCATTTAACGCAGTTTTTTCATCCCCTAAAGACTTAAGATACCGACCATATTTCGACCAAATTGAATTTCTTGCTTCTTCCCATTCTTTTGTGCCTTTCTTTGCAGATTTTAGTTTACCGAAGTGTCTTTCTATTTCAATGTTATCTTTAGCAAGACTTTGCTCTTTTTTTACAAGAGCGTCATCCAAACGAGAAATACTTTTCTCGTAATCTGTCTGATAAGTCACAAGTTTATAAATGCCATATCCAAGGGCTGCCGCTGCCGCTGCTATGAGTGCATACGGATGTGCCGTCATGGTCGAATATAATTTCTTAGTAGATTTCGTGAGAGCCTCCTTAGCAACAGTGAGAATATTTGTTGACCGAGCGTTGAGATTCTGAGATACTGTATTGGCATTAGTGGTGGCAGTCTCAAGAGCCTCAGTAGCTATCTTTTTCTTGGTAACTGCGGCATGGTATTCCTGTTTAGCTGAGGTTGCCTGAATGGAAGCCGCTTTAGCCTTATCCGTAGCGATTCCCATTTCTTTGATTGCATTCTCGGATATGTATGCTCCACATATCTCGCCGGATGCAACCAGCTCCTGCCTTTTGGCTTCCAATGCCGCTTTGGCGGCAAGAGACTGCTTAAGAGCAGAACGATACTTTTGAGCAGCGGCTTGTGCCTCTGCTGCAGCCGATGCCTTTGTTGCTGCAAGAGAGTCCATGTAAGTGGCAACCTCCTTGCGCATAGCAATGACCTTGGATGCCGTAGCCTCTGTTATTTTCCCTTTTGCAAGTGCTTCTTGAATGTCAAGGTTTATTGATTCCTGCTTAACTGGGAGCAATGATGACAATGCTGTCAATTCCGCTCCATAAGCAGAAGTGGCAACTGCGGAAGCTCCTGCCAAAATGGCTTTGTCAGCTCCATAAGCCAAGGCTATATCACCAAGAATAAGAAGCACAGTCTGCCAATTCTCGACTATGGATGCTGTAGCCCCGAGAGTAAGATCAATAACACCCTCAGTGCTCTTGCCAATCTCATTGAACATTTGTTCAATGGCATCCTGAATGTTCGAAATCTGACCACCTATGGATGCTGACTGTGCTTCCATAAGCCCTCCGAACATACTACCCTCTCCTGTAAGAGAATCAATCGCCTTGATTACTTCGTCACGTCCTATTTTGCCCGCCGAAACAAGCTCTCTTACCTTGCTTTCAGCAACACCAAACTGCTCGGCAAGAGCCTTAGCCATAGGAATACCTCGACCCATAAATTGCATAAGGTCTTCAGTATCCATTTTAGGTTTGGAGATGGTAGTGCCATAAAGGTACATTATATCACTGAGGGATTGTCCAAGTCCGGCTGAAAGGTCTCCAAGCTTAATCAGCGTGGAATTGACATCCTCTGCCGCCACGCCATAAGCAAGAAGCATCTTTGCTCCATTCGCAACTTCACTCATCTCAAAAGGAGTGACGGCTGCAGTATGAATCAACTGCGACATAAGTGCATCTGCCTTTTCTGCAGATCCGAGAAACGTTCCAAATGCTATTTCAAGTTTCTGGAATTGATCTCTTGTATTAGAAACTTGACTAACTATTTCTTTAAATCCAATCCCAATGCCAAGAGTGGCTAACCCTTTTTTTACCATTGATATGACTCGGTCTATATTTCCTCCTTCCGCTTCTATCTGACGGGATGCGTCGCGCACACCGGCAGTAACCTCATGCAAAGCCCGCATGAAGTTGCTGTTGTCTGATGTTATTGGGAAATGGAGCCCAGCCATGATATAAATTGTTAAGTCCAGCAATCCATAGCCTTTAGCTTGGCTATGTCTTCCGGAGTCATTCCGTATTTCTGTTGATGTGTGGTTGATATTCCAAGAGATTTCATCTCTTCGTCTGACAGATAGACTGAATTGACGGAATCGGCAAGCATCATCCTCAAACTTGCAAGGTCAATGCCCCACACCACATATTCTTTTGCCCATCCATACCTGCTGCAAGCAGCATCGATAAGAGTGCCGTAGATTGTCTTGCCTCCGAAAGAGAGGGTATGACCGTCGCGGTTCTTGTGCCTCGCAATCTTTGATTGCTCCTCCTGGTCTTTCGCGATGCCGGAAAGGGAAATCAATGTTTCCGCTTTCGGTTCGCTCAGCGCAATGAGCAAAAGTTGCGCAATCTCATCATTCGATAACTTCTCCTCAAAGACATTTGCCCGCCGGGTGATGGTCTGCGTGTTGCTCAGCTCAGAGTATTTCCGAAGCGAGAGGATTGCAAGTATGTAGCACACTTCCTGACGTTTCCCGGATGCAAGGCGCAGAGCTTCCATTGCCGGATTCTTTGCCAGTAGAGCATTATCAATGTCGAGTGCTGAAAGATGGCGTTCAAGCAATAGCGACATTCCAAGTGTCGGAGACCACAGGCAAAACCTTTGACGGTCAATGAAGAACTCTCGCGGCCGATTCATGACCGCATCCGCGAGAGCTTCATTAAGATTGTCCTTATCAATCATGATTCGGATTTATCTCAGGCAGAAGCCGTTGGATCTGTAATCACCCCCCACTTGACCTGATTTCCTGTCTTGGGTTTCAGAACGTCAAGTGTGTACTTCCAGCGTCCACCATCGGACATGTTAAGAGAATCTTCACAAGAGATTACACAACGGTCAATCTGAAGTCCCTCGACAGCCGCGTTTTCCGGCTGACAACGATAGGCATATTCGCCATCAATCACGCCATCGACATCTTCGACAGGCTTTTTACGCGGCGTGCCGTCCTCGTTACCCTGACGAATTTCAAATAAGACTTGGTTTTTGTTGCGGTTGTACTTCACCGCCTCGGTCTCCCCTCCCTCGACAAGAGCTTCTTTCTTATCGCCCTTTGTAGGGTTAAGTTGAAGGGTTCCTTCCGCAGGAGTGGGAATCTCTATCCATGTGGAAGGCTCACCGTTTACAAGTTTGGAGATCCAATGTTTGTTTTTTCCCCATGCTAATTCCATATATCTTTACTCGTTACAATAGTGATACAAAATTTTGTTGTTGATAAAATGCTCGTTCTTGCCGGGAACCTCGTAGGCTCTTTGGTCTGCGAGTGTTATGCGATAACCCTTCCCTCTGGCAAGGTCGAAAGCGTTTTTCGATAGCATCATAAGCTCCTTAAGACGGATGGCGTTCTCTTCGTATTGGTTGCCGCGCTTCACGTCCGCGACATACACATTTACGTTAAGATACAATTCCTGAACCTGAACATCGGGATTTTCGCCCAAAACAGAGATTACAACATCCTCTTTGTCGGAACCGTCAGGTCGCTTCGTCTTTGACAGCTTTCCACTGACATTCTTTATCAAATCGGAATCTTTCAGAAGATGATAAATATCATCCTTTATCTCCATTTCGTTTTTCATAACCCCAACTGCTGATATAGTTTAGTTATACGTCTCATTGCTCTCTCTTTTGCTTTGTCAAGATATTTCTGAACCTCTCGCTTCGCCCAAATCTCAGTGGTGGCAAGAACGTCCTTATTGTCCATTGCTTCCACGGCATCAGCATAATCCATTCCGGCTACCACGACCAAGGCGAATGTCTCAGCGTATTTGGTCGCAAGTTCATCAATCATTCTTTTGCCTTCGGTGGCCCCTTGGGAACCATTCTTAACGACATCGAAAGCTGATTCAATAGCCTTTCTTCCATGCCCGTAAATGGCATATCCGATGGAGCTTCGCAAGTTTCCGGTCTGGTCGAACCATGATTCCTTTGGACCACGGTCGCGAATCTTAATGATGCACTGCTCTCCAAGGTAAGCCAACGCCCTGACAATTTCCTCCTGGAGTATTACAGGCACGTTAATCATCAGTCCGTTGAAAGCGTCGAGAGATTTGAATTCTATACCCAAATTTTTGATTGCAGTTGCCAGCAATGAAACCCTTTGACCTGAAACACTCTCTCAACCCCCTGCACATTCAGCTTCACATCCTCGCCTATTTGAAACTCACGGCAATCGGGAGCGAGCCGGCCTACCTCATAAGAGTAATGGGCGGTCGTGCCGTCGGCGTAGGTTATCAAATCGGCTTTTCCGGAAGGGACGGCGTGGCATTCAATCGGGTCACTCCATCCGGATTCGCCTTCATGCCAGTCACCGTTATCGTCCTCGTAACCCTCAGAGATTACGCGGTACGATAACGTGTGTGGTATCAAATTGACGACTGACATTTTAAAACATAAAAATGAAAAGAATTGAAAGAGAACTTTTTTACCTGTAGATTAAGACCACCCTACATACACCTTCGGCTGGTCGAGTTTCTTCTCTTCCTCGCCGATAGAGGAATATATGCAGTTGGCTGATTTAAGAATGAGGTCGCGGTCTTGGAGCGAGATTGAAATATCTGACTCGGAGAAATTCGGGTCTGTTATTAGCGAATAGAGGCAATCAGCCAAGGCACCGTTGAACTCCGGAGAGTCAAGGATTTCGGTGGTTATCTCTCCGCTTCCGTCAAGACCTCTCCTCATGAGCTTGTTTGCAATCCTGCCATCCTTTACGGGATAGCCGATTTCATCTTTGAGTGCCTGTGCGATTGTTCTCATAGCTTATCCTTATCCGGCAGAAGCAGTTACTTTATGCGGTTCAACATCGGCTTTCAATGCGACCTCGTCGGCGTTCGAGAGTCCGTTGACCGCCTTAATTACGGTGGCATCGGAAGCGTTGCTCTTGATACCGGGGGCGTATGCCTTAAGAGCCGCGATGAACTCGGGCTTCTTGTATGTCGCTTCCCATACAGTAACCGTTACATCGGTAGTGTCCTTCGCCTCTTCGGTCTCGTTAACAATCTGAGCCTCGGTGATGTCCTGATAGTAAATCTGGTCAACACCCTCGATGACGGTAAGAGCCATCATCTGCCCGGCGGTTGTCTCGGTGAGCGGATTGGTGGTGCGGAACTTGCTGATAAGCTTATACTCGTCGATGGTCTGATAGTTCACACCTTCAACGGGCGCGGTCTTCTCTGCAAGCGTACCCCAAACGAGCTTGCCGACCATAGTGGTGGTCAGATAGACAAGACGGTTAGGATTCCACGGCTTTACGCTCTTCTGCTTGCCGTTCTTTTCAACAAGACATGAGCGGTTGATGATGAGGAAGTCAATATCTCCGTATTGATCTTTGAAAGCTTCGTTGAACTTGGACTTTGACGGTACGGGGAGCGATGTGTTATCATCAAATGTCTGCCCGTTGTACGACGCAACAAGTTCCTTCGCCCCACGTGTGTTGCGGAGAGCCTTGTAACGCTGCGCGTCGATGGCGATTGTGGTAATCACGTCTCCGGCTGCGGCTGCCGCGTCAAGCACCCGCTCAATATCGTCAAGGGTCAGCTCGCCGGGGGTCTCCACGCCAAAGCCGTTCTTTTCAAGATAGCCGAAGTTGATGCGGAGTGCGGTTCCGGTGTTGTTTTCATCCTTTACCGCCACGATACCCTCACAGAGAGCCGTTAGGAAGTTGAACTCATTGGCTTCGTCAAGACCGACTGAACAGAATACAGGGTCTGCCGACAGTTTGGCGGCTACCTGCTTCCATTGGTCATTCTGCGCCTTCATGATGTTGATGGAGTTGATGTCCGACTCCTCCATTGGGCGCGCGATGCCCTGTTTGGGGAGTTTGCCCGACGCGCTCGCAATGGAATCACGCTTTTTAATCGGGAGCGGTGAGTTCATGGCGATGGTATCAGCCATCACATAACGTGTATCGACAGAAGCCGATGTCCATGTCTGGTCAGGCGAATAAAGGCGCGAAAGCATCGTCTTGTGCAGATATGTGCGCTGCTTGCGTCCGTTGCGTTCGCCACGCTCCTTCTCCACAAGATTCTGAAGCTTGGGGAATATGCGGTTGTTTAATTCTGAAAATTGTGATGCAATCATAAGTCAGTGTGCCTCCTTTCTTTAATCGTGGTCGAAATGAAGTGATGGGAGCGCGGTTTTCAGTGCAGCTCTGAGGGCGTCGGTGAGCGGATAAGGCATAGCCAAATCGTTAATCTCGCCGTCATACTGAATTGCGGCACGCGGGTCTTTCGCCGTCACTGTGCGCACGAGGATTCCGGCATACTCGAACCCTTCCGTAAGAGCACCGAACGCGCCGTTTGACACTGGAAGGGGACGGAGGTCATAGTTGTCGGTCTTGCTCTTGATAATGATGTGACCACCTTTGACTTTATCTTCCGTGAATCCCTCTAAATTGAGAGTCCGACCGCCGATGATGCGACCGCCTTTCCTGCGGATAAGGATGGTTTCAAGTCCATCATCGAACGTCTCTTTGGTTAAGTTTAAATCTGCTGTTGCCATTGTAAATCAGTGGTTAAAGTTTCAGCTTCGATTGTCACGGCATTGTGTCAACAATGTCGTCAATCTCGGCATCGGTTAATTCCGGCAGGTCTTTCCCTCCTTTGCCGCCGTTTCCGGCTCCGGGAGGCGTACCGCCCAGACCTTTGTCAGCCAATTCCTGGTTGTAGGATTTCAAATCCTCCTCGACTTCGGAAAGATATTCGTCAAACTCATCGTCGGTCTCGAATTTCATCTTCGAGAAACCTTTGATTATCTGTTTGCCGAATGTCCCGGAATCTTTGAGAAGTTTTTCCAGCTTGCCTTTGCGCGTCTCTGTGGTACGCGCACCCTCGATAGCGGCGAATCGAGCCTCTATTGATTCGCGAAGTTTCTTGAAATAATCAGGCTCTTCATCATCTTTGGGTTTGGCTGGTTTCCGTTTTTGCTTTGGGGTCTGTTTTGAAGCGGGCGTTTCTTCTTCGTCCTCTTCATCGTCATCATCCTCGTCGCCGTTCTTCTGAGAGTCGTTTATAACACGGTTGGCATACGACCGACCGGCTTCAAGGTAAGGAATAACCGCATCAATGGCTTCGTCAATAGCCGCGTTTATATCCTCATCGGAGGCATCTTCTTCGAGCGTCAGGTTGTCGGCAATCTTGGCGGCGACACCCTTCAACTCCTTTTGATTGAACCCGAACGCCTTCACTTTCGGTTTCAACCTCGACATCACTGTCTTAAATCTTTTGTTCATTGCGCGCAAATAAAATTGTAAGTTGGTGGTTGATTCAAAAATCACGCCACTAGCTATAATAGTTATTGCTATTTTGAATCTTTTGTTTAATGTGCAAAAATAATAAAATCTTATAAGCACACAAAATTATTCTGCTAAAATTTTTAACTTTAATCGACCTTTCCTCCCCTTGGATAGTTATATACTTGTGCATATTATAATTATTTTACTATTTCCACTTGCATATTATGATAATATTACGTAATTTTGGGCATTAAAATTAATCTGATAAACACACAATCTAAATAATGTTCCATTTTAACGAAATAATGAAGCTATGACCGACCAAGAAATCAAATCCCTCGCCCGTGGTTACGCGGAAGAGTATTACAACACACGTGGCGGCGTTGAGGTCATGGCGGATGAAGGAGCGAGATTAACCCTATGATACTATTTGCAGAAATAATAGGCTGGATAGCCACAATATTCCGAAGTGCAGGGATGCTCGCAAAATCTGCATCATCTGTAAAGTGGCTTGTATCCGCTGGCAATCTGTTTTGGATGATAAACGGCATTGTCACAAGCAATGCCCCGTTGATAGCGTCGAATGCCATCTGTCTTGCGATAATGGCTGCCGAATGTGTGAAAGTCAAAATCAGGAATAAATGAAATTTAACAAATGGAAAGAGAACTGAAATTCCGAGGGCTCAGGAACAATGGCGAATGGGTTTATGGCGGTTTCTGCCGCCGATGGAACAACAAGCCATGTATTGTTGTCTATAATCCCAAAGAACGCGAGGATGACCCTAATTCTTATGAGGATGATTGGGAAATCTATGTCGATGTGTATGAAGACACCATCGGTCAGTTCACCGGACTGCTTGACAAAAACGGCAAGGAAATCTATGAGGGGGATGTTGTACTCCAACGAGGATATAGCGGCATGAGACCTATGGCTGTAAAGTTTGAGCAAGGTGCGTTTATTGTCGGCTGGCATGGCGGTTCTTCAACGCAAACACGTCCGATGCTTATTCAGAAGCGATGTGAAGTCCAATATCCACGACAACCCCGAATTAATCAAATAATAATATGGAATACAAGATTGGAGATAAATACAAGCCAGACCAACCTATTGCGGCAATTCCTAATATACGAATGACATGGGGCGTAATAACCGCTATGGTTGAAGACGAAAACGGTTATCTCATAGAATATGATTGCGGCATTGAGAAAGGTGACGTCAGAAACATTTTTACTGATTTTGTTGATAAGACAAAGGAATGCGCGCACTGTCATAAAATTAAATCCTACAAAGAATTTTATCGCAGCTCCACACATCCTACCGGAAGACAATCATGGTGTATTGAATGCACTAAGGAATACAAGCCAAAAACAAAGAAATGTTCAAAAATGCGGCAAAACAAAACCTATTACAGAATTTTATGTCTGCAATAATAGAGGTGACAATCTCTCCTCAAGATGCAAGGACTGCGACAAACAGCACGGGAAGAACCATCGTAAAGCAACAAAGGATAACCCCGTAAATTATTACATAGATTCCCGATTGTTAAAGGATGCGACAGAAAAAGAATTGATTCAACAGTTAAGGACTCTTGGCGAATACACCATTAAAAAGATTGTAAAGCAAGAAATAGATTTATAATTGATGGAAAGCAAGAAAGTAATCCATGTGCATCTCATAGGTCAGTCGTACAACGGGCAGACCGACTTCTATTTCGGAAGCGTGGCGGCGGTCTATGAGACATTGAACCATTACGTCCTCGGTGTCAGATACCGGACACTCATGCAGTCGCTATGTGACAACGGAGGGGAGTTTGAGAACGCCCGATGTCGCGTGACTTCGGGGGAGATAATCAGGAAAACGAAAAAGAATCAAACAGACAGACTATGACCCGACTTGAAAGATACAGAGAGCAGCTTGCGAAGCTGGAGGAGAAGAGAAGCTCACTTCTGAGGGGCGGACGTTTCATCGAAGCCAACAACCTTAACAACAACCTCCGCGAGATTGAAATGCTTATCAAGCAAGCGGAGGAATACGAGGAAGCGACCAAGCCGAAGCCGCTGAAAGACATCGTGACTAAGAAACAGCTTAATGAAATGGGCATCATTCCGCTGATGATTGAATGCCATCTTGCAGCCGACTTCCTGACGGGTGTCGCTTATTCAGTGGTTGACATCTGTAAGAAACATGGTTTCTCGGATGTGGTTCTCATGCCCGACTTACAGGACATAATCAAAAAAACGGAGAAGTTTGCGTCTTTTCTTGCCGAGGTCAGCCCGGAGCTATGTAAGCTAATCACAAACAACGAGACCCTTAACAACTCCATTCATAAGAAATATTTGAAATATATAGAACAGAGATTGAAATAATTGCTAAATTCTCGATATGGAAGACAAAAAGACACTATTCCTTACAGAACTGAAAGGATTATTGGTGAAGTATGACGCTGAAATATGTGCCAATTACATTGACGAATGTGTCGTGATTTATGTGGGGGATGACGAAATATTCTATCCTGACACAAGTGTCAATGCCGACAATGTGTTTGACTATGACAGAGATTAGCGATATTTAACGCCGGATATTTTGTTATATCGATATAAAACACTAACTTTGCATTGCGTGATTGTGGAATTAAATATACCCTCGCACGCTCTACGGGAGGCTGATTTTCAGCCTCCTTGTTTTTTCTGATGATAGATTATTCGATTTGAAGTCATAAAATAGATATGGTCAAAGTCATTAAATTGATTTTGGTCGCCTCTTAACCCGAAATATTTCTTTAATCCAACCCTTATCAGGGACATGTCAACTTTATTTTCATCAGGGAAAAAGACAACGGCCACCTTACATCCTGGTTTAGATGCGCAATGTTTTAGTGCATTCCGAATATTATTAGCAATTCCCGTCTCAGCCGCTGCTATCTCAAAGGATTGCCCGTCAAATAGGCCCTCAACATTCCTTTTGTTCTTGATGGTGTGAATTTCCTTTTCCAGAATTATTGAATGACCGTTTTTGTATCCTGTTATCTGCACATGCTGTTCATACCATCCTTTATCACCATCAAAGTTATGTTCAACATGCGTAGCCTTTAACCCGCCATTCTTGGGATTAAACTCAACATCGGTATAATTTGGGTCTGCTTTCAATCTTTCATATTCACGGCGGTTTGCTTCAATCCGGGCAGCTTCAGCATCATCTTTGTTATTTTTGTTCGTTCCACTTCCTCCCTCCAATATATTTTCAACAACCCTCTTATTATCGGCAATGAAATAAGGCACCGTTCCCCGCTTCTCGGCGGCCTCAATACGCTCTGCATTCTTCTCGACCCAATCAACAAACCCCTGCGGCACATTCTCGACTTCATTGACGCTCTTTGCATCCTCATCATCGTCAAAGAACTCGTCTTCGGTCTTAAGGATGGGGATGGTGTAGCACATACAGTTCGACCCCCAGAAACACTTGCCATTTCTACGCACATACATGATATGATTCCGGTCAAGAGTCAAATCATAGACCTTGCCGGAATATGGGATGTATTCTTTCTTGAATACAGTGGCGGTGGTTGAATAGCATTCACGAATCCGATGGCAAATATGATTGCTCTTTATAAGAGTTCCATCCTTCTTAATTGATGTATTCGGCTCTTGAAATTCAAATGATGGTCTGTGTCCAACCTTTAAAATTAATTCCGAGATATCCCCGGCAAGTCTTTCAGAGGTTGTAAAATACATCCTCTCCTCTTTCTCAGAATGGAAAGCATTGCCATGATTGCCTATAAATGACTTGCATTTGCGAGTGTGACCATCGCATTTGATAAAAGCGTCAAGGAAAATCTGTATTTGGCGTTTTGACGCGGTCTTTATTTCATCAGGGATATATTTATCATTACATACGCCAAATTGCGAGAGATAGCGGTTTAAGGCTGCATTATAGATATTAATCACATCAGGTGTAAATGTGATATTATAACCCATCTTTGCAACTGTATCGACTATATCATAAAAGGCGAAGCATCCGGCTTGCTGCGCTATGACAATGCCAGTACCATGTTGCAGACACCCGTCAGACAGATAATACCCCATGAAGGCACAATAATCGTCAAACCGAATTTTCTTATCCCCCAGCTCAAACCATTCCTTATCAATGGCAGTATATTCTGCACCCCGGTAGAACGCTCCCCTTGTAGAACGAAATTCCGATGCCGAACAATATTTGATTTGACGATTGCCTTTATTGAGATAAACCATTCTGTGCTCCGGAGTAACGGCGCAATCAAGCGACTTGTTGTAGAAACGCACCAATTCTCCATCAAAGTCATAACACTGCCGGGCCACGACAGACACCCATTCCGTCTCTCTTGTGTCGGGATTGAGAGACATGATTAAATCATCGTCTGAAACATCCTTGAATCGCTTCCATCCTGCTTTGGCCAGCACGTCCATATCGTCCTTGTAACATTGAGGGTGCCACCCGGTAAACTTGAATGTCTTCGGATATTTCCCTTGAAGGCTGTCGCAGATGTCCTCTACATGCTTGCCATTCTGAGTGATTTTCACCTCATACCCCACAACGAAATCAAACGACTTCCACCGCTCTTGCTCGGCGGTGCGGTAAGCCATGTTTATCTCTGTACGCGCCAAACGCTGGGCGTTGCGTGCCGATGAACGATACACGCCGCGCCCGGGATGATAATCTTTCGGGTCAGCATCAACGAAATGAACCTTGCCGTCAGCGTCCGTGACCTTCTGCTTCCATTTGCGCTGCCAATTCCCTTCTTCATCCTTGTAGCGGAACCTCCGGAACATCTTGTCAGGCTCATTGAGATACGTCTTGATGTCGGCGGCAAGCTCCATCGCGGACGTTCCCGGCTCGATTGCCGCGCTGAGTGCCATTTCCAGCTCAGTCTTATATTGCTCCGAAAGGTTCCACACCCTTTGCGAAAGGTTCATGCCGCCCGCCTTGCGCTGCTGGAACGCTTTCAGCGCGTCCGGGTCGGTCTGAAAGTACCGCGCATATTCATCTCCGGCTTTCGTGGTTCCGGTGTAGGCTTTCAGCAGCTTTTGAGCCACCAAGTCCTGCACAAGGTCTGATTCCTTCCATTCTGCCGAAGTTCCCGCCATCACAATCCCTGTCATCTCGGAGACATACCGCTCTTGAAGCTCCTTCAAAGCCTTGCGCGTCTCCGGATAGTCAGACCATAGGAATTGCGCCGCCGGGTCATGCCCGGTGGATAAGGCGATTTTCGCCGCCTCTTTGTTCAGCTTGTCGTAAAGCTGATTTATCAAGGCAGCGTAACGTTCTATTCGTTTGCGGTGTTCAAGAGCCGCCTTGCGTGAGTTAGGAATCTTCGGCTTCGGCATAGGTTGAATGTTTGTAATCGGCATGAGAGCCATAATTAACCCTCATGCCGGATTATCGTTATCAGTCTGTCACCACCTCCCAATCATCTGCGAAGACATCGGAGATTGACGGCACCCAGGAATCAGCTCGCCCGGTGTTGGTATTGTAGATAAGACACTGGCTTGTATAGTCGATGTGTCCTTTGGAAGCGAGGATAAGACGTTTCGCTTCATCGGGAAGAGACTGCATCTTGGGAATGATTTCATCGGTAATGTGAGCCGGAACCTGCTTGAACACCATGAGTCCTTTGCCGTTCCATCCGGAACGACGGAGAGCATATCCTGCTTTTAGAAGTGAAACAGCAACTCCAAAAGTAAGATATGACGCACCACCGTCTCCGCTTTCCATTTTGGTGTAGCGGAAATTGTGAATGTGCATATAGTCCTCCATTACAAAAATTTGCGCCTCTAATAGAGAACGGCTGACTGTATCAAGCTCTTTGAACTTGTCACTACCTACAAAATTACGCGCCTTTTCATACCGCGTAGTTAGCTCTCTGCCCTCTATAAGCATACGGTCAAGCGCAGTTTCGGACACTTTATAAGCGTCTTCAAATACTTTCTTGGGAGACCATGAAGTGTAGCCGTCATTATAGACCACTTTGTAGCCCTCTGTATCGTTATACTCTTCGATATAAGCATTCTCTCGGATAAGTCCCGACTTATGGGCTTCTCCGTATGTCATAGGCTCTGCCTTGACTGTCTTTGTACCTGTGTACTGTTTCATAAAAAATTAAAATTTGATGATTATTTGGGTTTTCGTTTATACTCTTCCGGATAATAGTCTTCATCATCCACATCCACCGGGTCAGACGGCATGACATTAAATCCAATGGTCTTCTTATTGTCAGCACCTTTCGTGAAGTCGTGCCGATGATATATTGTCAGACCAAACAATTTGACGGTCTTGTGCCAATGCTCGCCCTCGTCATGGATGGAAACTTTGATGATGGTCATGCTTCCTTTCTCTTGAGTGTTATTCCATACATCGTGCAATGTGCGTCAAGTTTCGCATAAAGCGCGTCAAACGCCCTCGCTATGCGTCTGCGCTCACGGCGTTGACCCTTGCCAAGTAACTTGCGGTATTGGCGATGAAGTTCCTGCATTCGGTCAAGCATCCTCTGTGCATCCTTGACGGGTTTCAGATGCGCGAAGTCATGCCACGGCTTCTCTAATTGCGGTGCCCCAAACGTCATTGAGTAGGAGTTCTTTGCCGGAAGTATCGGCTCGCTGTCTTCTGACTCAATTTTCAGGCTCCCTTCAACCACTTTCAACGGTTTCATTTCGCCGCCCGGCTCGCCAATCAGTATTTCGGGATTTCCGAACAACTTGTCTGTATCTTTGTCGCCCATAATTTCAGCTTTGGTGTTGTTTATCATATCTTTTCATTCTCGCGCAGTCGCAGTCGGGAGTGCAGACAAAATCCGTGAACTCAACATAAGGCGCATAGGGCAGGTTGAATCGCTTCCTGCCATGCGATTGCTTTGTGCAATGGTCGCTTCCATAGTGGTAGTATTTACACTTCATTCTGTATGTCTCGCGCTCCTTGCTCTCGGTCATTGATAGCCATTCTCAAAATTGACACAAAGATGAATTGACTTGATTGTGGCTCGCTCCGATACGATTTGCCCCTGATCACTCTGAATAGTGCTTTTATCGCCCGACACACTGATTGAGAAGTTTGGTTCACCAGCATTAACAACGATTGTCGCTAATGCGGCTATCAAGCGTGCCGCCTTGTCATTTGTTGTATCCATATCACTTCTTGTTTTGATTTTTCAATAACTCTTCACGTTGCTCCTTGGCTTCATTCAGCCTATCGGCAAAAGATGGTCTATCCTGCCATTCTTTCATTGCACGCTTGCGCACATGGAAGCCATAGATACAAGCCACAACAAACACCAATGCGCCAAAAATCAGCAAGGCGGCGATAGTCCATAAAAGAAAGTTTAATCCACTCATTTCACGATAATATTATAATCCATTGCTGACCAACCTCCATAGGATGTCGCGTCAATGATGTGGAGTTTTGCAATATCCTCCGGCAATTCGCCAATCAACTCTCCATATCTGTATTCTACGGAGAGGAATCTATCGAAGTAGTTACATCCTTATGACGTAGGTCAAAACTGCCCCATTCCCCTTTGCGCGTTGTCAGCACTTCGCTGACAAGCTCACCGATAGTGTAAGGTTTGCCAAACTTGACATCATAGGGAGCGCACGCATCACCTCCGGGCGCATGGGTCTGAATCAGTTTTATCATGTTGTTTTATTTTAATTATACACATCCATAGCCGATTTCACGCTTAGTTTCGTGGCTTCGGCTTCCTCTTCGCGAATATAGCCCATTGTCTTTGTCGGGTCAGCAGACAATCCGGCAAGCTGAATCGACTCCTGCTGGCTGATTACCGGCTTGCCGCCGTTCGCCTTGACATACTTGTTAATCTCGGCTTCCTCACTTTTAAGCTGGAACGGTGTGATGATGTGCTCGACACCCACATTGTCAATCTCCGATGCCCATTCCACCTTCATCTGCTTAAGGAATGCCTTGATGATGTTGCATTCACGCTCCAACGCTTCAACCCACGTCCCTTCTTCGTCACCGATTTTGAGGTGAGCGTCCATGAAAAGCGTCTGCCGGGCATCATAGCCGATGTTGCCAAGGTCTTTCATATTCTGAAAGCTGATGTCGGGCATTTGTCCTTGGCTCCAGAACAGGTCGGTCTCGGTCTGAACTTGATAACTCAATGCCTGAATGGCTTGCTCCCACGCCACATAGGCTATGTCTCCTCCCTGTTCCATGCGATAGACGCGCTGAGACTCCCCTTTGTTTTCGCGCCCGAGAAGATTGCCGACAATCTTCAAAAGCGGTGCGGCATTGTAAGCGATCACGTCCGAGTTTCGTGAAACGGTATATTCAATATCCTCGCGAAGTTCGGAAAGGTCTTTATAAATTGACTCCTCGCGAGAGACATACACACCCGGAATCTTACCAATCTTTATTTCCTCGTTCACCTTTTCCTCCCATCCCTCATCACCCTGCATCCATTTGAAATGACGGTCGGCGGTGTAGGTCTCGAAGAATGTGCGCATTTGGTTCAGCACGCACTTCTTGTACCGGAACGACAACGCCACCAAATCATCGGAGTCATCGAAGTATGGAAATAACTCCGTGCCGTCTTTCGGGGAATAACTCTTGCATTTGAGTTTCCACTTGCATGGGAAGCCGTAGAGCGTGTTTTGAGCCTCTACGGTGTACCAGATAGTCAATGCCTCACATGATGCAAAATAAGAGAGCCCACGGCGTTTGTTCTCGGCATCAATGCGGGCGTGCTTGTAGATAGCTTCCATTGCGCGGGCTATAGCCTGACGCGTCTTGTTGCCCTCGGTATTGGAATAAGCGCGTTTGACCGGGAGGGCAAACATAAACTCGTTGGTGCGTTTGACAAGCAGCTTTTCAAGTCCGATGGGGATGCGTGCCGCCTTTTCAATGGTGCCGTCCTCGCGTATCTTATCCTTGCGGGTGGTCGTGTCGGTGACAATCTTGTGCAATTTTGGCTCATAGAGCTTTTTAAGCGCGTCCCATGACGGCACCTCATTGACCTTTTGGGTCAATTCGTCAATGATGCGGTCAACGGGCCGGTTGAAGAAATCTCTGTGCATATAAATTTGTAAGTCTATAAAATATCATTAAGAATCTGTTCATTGCTCACGTTGTCGAAGCTGCGCCCGAAGTGTTCCACCATGCCGGTCAGCACGTCCGGCACATCGTCATGCGTATTTAAACCCTCCTTGCGGAAAGACTTGACGGCATTAGCAAACTCGGGCCACCGCAGCTCCCAATCCTCCGGATAATAGATAAGGTTCTGCACCTCGGCTGAATGGGAGAAGATGCGCACCTGCTTGTTGTCTCCCTGATGAAACGACCGGAACGACATACGCCGGGAGATAACACCCCCGTCCTCACGCACAATCCTCTCCACGTTCCGGGCGAAACCTCGACCACCGTTGTTGCTCTCAATGTTGGTTTCCTCCGTGCGGTTGAAAAGAAGCAATTCGGCGGTCTTAGGTTCGGTGTATTCCATCGGCTTCTTTGTCAGCAGCACGTCCGTGACATACATCGCAGTCGTGGTCTCCAAGTAACAGACTGAGCAGAGATAGTCGGCTCCGGTGTCGGCGGTATCGGTGTAGTTACGTCGCCGGAACTTCTCGCGGGGCAGCATGGAGTAGGTCTTGAAACGGGTATACATAAGACCCTCTATCGGCTTGGGATCCTGCATATATTGGGTCTCGAAAACGTAGCTGTTCGCTTTTTTGATGGCATACAGCTCTTCCACAGTGTGTTTGAAAGGCCACAGAGCCTCTTCCTTGCCATCTTCACCGATGCGGAGACACGGAATTGACAGCACACGCCATTTTTCAGGCTCGATTGATTGTAGATAGCCACAAAGGTCACGCTCATGAAGCCGTTGCATGATGATGATGATGGGCGTATTGCGGGAATTGACGCGGTTGCGGATGGTAGTCTCAAATCGACGGTTAACCTTTTCGCGCTCCGTGTCGGAAAGCGCGTCCTCAGGCTTGATCGGGTCGTCGATGATGATTGCGCCACTGAATTTGTAAGGTTCGCCCGGCACATCTACCGTGCCGGCACCGAATCCGGTTATCTGTCCGAGGGTTGAAGTAGCGTAAAGACCGCCTCCGGCTCCGTTGTACCATCTC